ACCAGTTTATTCCATCAAATACGGTCGATGAGGCCATGAAAAGGCCGAAGTACAAGGACAATTCAGCGCCCATCATCATTGGTGTAGACCCAGCGCGGTTTGGGGCTGATGCTACGGTGATTGCGGTGCGGCAGGGGCGGGATATTGTGGCAATTAAGAAGTACCGGGGGGATGATACGATGACGGTGGTGGGGCATATCATTGAGGCGATGGAGGAATACAAGCCTGCAATGGTGGTGATTGATGAGGGTGGGCTGGGAGCGGGGATTGTGGATAGGCTCAAGGAGCAGCGGTACAAAATAAAGGGTGTAAACTTTGGGAATAAGGCCAAAAACCCGATCATGTACGGTAATATGAGGGCGCAGATGTGGGGTGACATGAAGGACTGGCTTAAATCTGCTAGTATTCCGCAGGATAGGTTTTTAAAGACTGACCTGATTACGCCCTTGATGAAGCCTGACTCACGGGGTACGATCTTCTTGGAGAGCAAGAAAGAAATGAAAGCACGGGGTTTAGCTAGTCCAGACGCTGCGGATGCGATATGCGTGACGTTTGCTTTCCCTGTGGCGCATCGGGAGTACCGGGAGGCAGCGCCTCGCAGGTACTCAGATCACTCGGCGGTGTCTACTGGATGGATGGGATCATGAAAAAAGGTGTATCTTTATCAGTTGGGCGTGGCGAGAAGCTGCCAACGTCCAAGGGCGCTGGTTTGACTGCCAAGGGCCGTGCTGTATACAATGCAGCCACTGGCTCTAACTTGAAGGCTCCTGCCCCAAACCCCAAGACCAAGGCAGACCAGGGCCGCAAGGATTCATTTTGTGCAAGAATGGGCGCAGTAGCTGCCAACGCCAAAGACGGCGAACGCGCTAAAGCAGCCCTTAAACGATGGAAGTGCTAATATGAAGACATCAAAACCCGGCCTCTATGCCAACATCAACGCCAAGCAAGACCGCATCAAGGCTGGCTCTGGCGAGAAGATGAACAAAGTCGGCAGCAAGGCAGCGCCTAGCAAGCAAGACTTTGTAAATTCGGCTAAGACGGCGAAGAAGAAGTAATGCCACTCAAAAAGTCACCTACGCCTGCGGCGTTCAAGGCCAATATCAGGGCCGAGGTCAAGGCAGGCAAGCCTGTCAAACAGGCCGTGGCGATAGCTTATGCGGTTAAGAAGAAAGCAAAAAAATAATGGCTGACTACACCGGCATTAACAAGGCTGGCAAGGTCGCCGATGTTGGTGGGGGCGATGACGTAGAGTACAGCGATATGCTCTCCACCATGCGCTCTCGCATGACAATGGCGGTGGATGCCTACAGTGAGAGCCGAGGCAATGAACTTGACGACCTGCGGTTCATGGCGGGTAGTCCAGACAACCAGTGGCAGTGGCCTGCTGATGTACTGGCGACTCGCGGGGCCGTCCAGGGGCAGACCATCAACGCCCGTCCCTGCCTAACTATTAACAAGTTGCCGCAGCACGTTCGGCAAGTCACCAACGACCAACGGTACAACAAGCCAAGCGGCAAAGTTATACCTGCGGACGACGTTGCTGACCCTGAGATGGCAGAGATATTTAACGGCATAGTGCGGCACATTGAGTATATAAGTGACGCTGACATTGCCTACGCAACTGCCTGCGAGAACCAAGTTACCTATGGCGAAGGCTACATTCGGGTACTAACTGAGTACTGCGACGAAAACAGCTTTGACCAAGAACTGAAAATAGGCCGAATTCGCAACTCATTCTCGGTCTACATGGATCCCGCAATCCAAGACCCATGCGGTGCGGATGCCCGGTGGTGTTTTGTCACGGACGATGTACCCAAAGACGAGTACGAGCGCCTGTACCCAGACGCTGCGCCTATTAGTAGCTTGCAGTCCCTTGGGATTGGCGACCAAGACCTACAGCAATGGCTGCGAGATGAGACAGTGCGGATTGCGGAGTACTTTTACCGGGAGTACAAAGCCGAGACACTCAACCTGTACCCCAACAACATCACGGCGTTTAACAACACGCCTGATGACAAGCAACTCAAGATGCTTTACGGCAAGCCGTTGAAGACTCGGATTGCCCAGCGGGAGAAAGTTTGCTGGGTTAAGAGCAACGGTTACGAGGTGCTGGAGAAACGTGATTGGGCAGGTAAGTACATCCCCATCGTGCGGGTGGTAGGCAATGAGTTTGAGGTCAACGGGCAAATTTATGTCTCTGGTCTGGTGCGAAACGCCAAGGACGCCCAGCGGATGTACAACTACTGGGTAAGCCAAGAAGCAGAGATGCTGGCCCTGGCGCCAAAAGCACCGTTCATTGGCTACGGTGGGCAGTTTGAGGGGTATGAACAGCAATGGAAAACCGCCAACACCACCAACTGGCCCTACCTTGAGGTTAACCCAGATGTGACTGACGGCGCTGGCGGCAGTCTGCCACTGCCCCAACGCGCCCAGCCCCCGATGGCCTCTAGTGGCCTTTTGCAAGCCAAATCGGGGGCATCTGAGGATATTAAAGCCGCAACTGGGCAGTACAACGCTAGTCTGGGCATGGGCGGGAACGAGCGCAGCGGCAAGGCTATCCTGGCGCGTCAACGCGAGGGTGACGTTGGCACTTACCACTATGTTGACAACCTGGCCCGTGCCATACGTTACGTTACCCGGCAACTGGTGGACATGATTCCCAAAATCTACGATACCCAGCGTATTGCCCGAATCATTGGTGAGGATGGCGATACTGAGATGGCGAAGATTGACCCGTCCCAAGAAATGCCGGTCAAGCGGATCGTCAATCAAGAAGGCATTGAGATTGACAAAATCTACAACCCCAATGTTGGCAAGTACGATGTGGTTGTGACTACCGGCCCAAGCTACAGCACTCGGCGGCAAGAGACACGGGAAGAAATGGCCCAACTGCTGCAAGGCAACCCGGCGCTCATGCAGATTGCAGGCGACTTGTTTGTCAAGGCAATGGATTGGCCTGGGGCAGATGAGTTGGCTAAACGCTTGGCTAAGACGATTGACCCCAAACTCTTGAGCGACGATGAAGACCCGGCTTTACAAGCTGCCAATATGCAGATGCAGGCAATGGGGCAGGAGATGCAGCAGATGCAGGAAATGTTGCTAAACGTCCAACAGTCAATGGAAGCGCAAGAGTTGGAGATTAAGCGGTTTGACTCTGAGGTCAAAGCCTACGATGTAGAAACCAAACGGATGACCGCTGTTGCTGCTGCTATGACGCCTGACCAGATACAAGAGATCGTGCTGGGGACTGTACAGGGTATGATAACCAGCGGCGACCTAATGAGTTCAATGCCATGATGCGCAAGAAATGATGCCGCCAGATGGAATGGCCCAAGGAATAAGCTAAAATTTTAGCGTAAGGAAACATTATGGAACTTTTAAACTCGTTGTCCGATACCGATTTTCCCACCAAATCTGTTGCCTACACTGGAACTGCTGGTTCTACAGGTACTTGGCCTGCTGGCCCTCAAGGTGTAATGGTTTGGTCTGACCAATCTTGCTATGTGTTGGTTGGGGAAGGCGTTACTGCTACAACATCTAGCACGCCAGTCCCTCCATTCACGCCAATTCCGTTTAAAGTGCCAACTAATGTTAGCGGCCCCTGGCGAGTAAGCGCAATCCAGATTTCTACTGGCGGCACGATTTTCTGCAAACCGATTAATATGCAATGAGTTTCTTAAAGACATCTGTTCGCAACGGGGTCGCAATTGGCCTCGGAAGCATTATTTCGTTCCTATCTGGTTACGCTAATGCAACAGCGCAAAACAATCTTTTGACTGAAAATGGTGACAATCTTGTCCAAGAAGATGGCGGCTTAATTTTACTGTGATATTCTATTGAAAGTACAAAATGGCTGATATAAAAATCTCTGCGCTACCAGCTTCAACGACCCCACTTGCGGGTACTGAAGTTCTGCCAATTGTTCAAAGCAGCACCACAGTTAAAGTTTCGGTTGCCAACTTAACAGCTGGGCGTGCTGTTGCTACGGGTGCATTAACAGTCACCGGGACGATGAGTGCAACAACAGGCGCAGCGGTGGGTGGTGCAACTGCTGGTGCTGGTGGGCTTGCGTTCCCCGCCACTGCTGTAGCGGTAGCAAACGCCAACACGCTGGATGACTATGAGGAAGGGACTTTTACACCTACTATTACTGCGGGGTATTCAGGCATCACATATGGAGAGCAAGTCGGATGGTACGTTAAAACCGGCAATATGGTTATTGTTTCTTGTCGCATATATTTTTCTGGAACTGCAACTGGTGGCTTTATTACAATGTCTTGCCCTTTTACACAAGGCCCAACGGGTTATGGTAGTGGCGGCATCCCTTATTGTAGCGTAGTAGAAATAACAAACGCATTTCCATACATAACTGAGGGTAGTAATAGTGTTGTTTTTTACACAACTGGCGCAGCCACAATAATTAGTTCTATTAATAATGTTACAAATAAATATCTTAGTTATGTTATTGCTATGGCGGTTAGTTAATTAGCATGGATTTGCTATTTGGATACTTAACTTAAAAGGAAATTAAAATGTCTTTAACAAAACAAGCGGTCATTGACCAAATCACCGTCACCGAAAACGGCACAATCCTCTATCGCAATGCAACTCGCATTATGGAAGATGGTAAAGAAATCAGCAAAACTTACCATCGTTCAAGCCTCACACCGGGGCAAGACCTGACAGGCGTCCCTGCCAATGTCGTGGCTCATTGCAACACGGCATGGACAGCGGAAGTGGTGGCGGCTTATGAAGCGGCTCAAGCCGAAAGAGCAACAGCATGACTGTAAATATTTCACCGGCTGGAGGCGTTGCGGCTCAGTTTTTTACTGATGATGGCGTGCCTTTGGCTGGAGGAAAGCTGTACAGTTACGCTGCCGGGTCTAGTACGCCACAAACCGCATACACCAGTTCCAGTGGTGTAACAGCTTGGTCAAACCCGATCATTTTAAATAGTGCGGGGCGTGTATCAGGCAGTGGAGAAATATGGTTGACGGACAGTCTGTCGTACAAATTTATACTTTACGACTCCACTGATGTTCTTATAGCATCGTATGACAATATTAGCGGGATTGGGGATAGCACCGATCTGTTGGCTTTTGAAGCGTTGTTGGCGGGGTCAACAGGCGCTAGTTTGGTGGGCTATCTTCCAGCATCAGGGCCAGCTACTACTGTACAGGCTGCTTTAATTGCACTGCAAGCACAAGATGTTAATCTTACCGCGCTTGCTTCAATTAACGGAGGGCAAATTGCTGGTCTGCGGAATAGAATCATTAACGGTTCAATGGCAATTGACCAACGCAATTCTGGCGCTTCTCAGACAATTACTGCTGGCGCAGCGTTGGCCTATACGGTTGATCGTTTTTACGCTTATTCAACAGGCGCAAACGTTACTAGTCAGCAAGTGGCTGGAACATCCCCCAACGCTTACTTGTACCGTTTTACGGGCGCGGCATCCGTCACCAAGATTGGTTTTGCTCAACGCATTGAAGACCTTAACTGCCAAGACTTGGCAGGAAATACAGCTAAGCTATCAGTAGACTTGTCCAACAGTTTGCTTACCACCGTAACTTGGGCGGCGTACTACGCAAACACGGCAAACACGTTTGGTTCGTTAGCCTCACCGACTCGCACACTTATCTCTACTGGAACGTTTACGGTAACGTCAGCGTTGATACGTTACAACACCAGCATTACCATTCCGTCAGCAGCAACCACGGGTATTGAGATTGAACTAAGCGTTGCAGCGCAAGTGTCTGGAACATGGAGTATTGGAAACTTCCAATTAGAACTTGGCTCTACCGCGACAACCTTTGAACAGCGCTCCTATGGGCTGGAGTTGATGCTGTGCCAACGATATTTTGAGACAGGTCTATATGCTTCAGCGCTAGTCGGTTCGGGGTCTGTTAATGTAGTAGGTCAAGTTGGGTTTTTTACACCAATGCGAACTACCCCAACAATGACGCAAAACGGTGTGTACATAGTAACAAACGGAGCCACGACTTTTTCTCAGTCAAGTGCGTCATTTACATCCACTCCTAACCCGTATATAACCTCTATTAACCTTGCAAACTTTACCAGCATAACTTCCACTGCTCCGTACATTACAAACAGTGGATCAAACGGCTTTAACGCATCCGCAGAGTTATAAGTGTTTTTAGTGGATAATGTCAAAAACCGTACTGGCGCGTTCACCAGGGAATCTTAGGATTCAAAAATGTCAGATGTAGAGCAAGTAGCGGAATTAGCCCCCGCGCCGGAACTGGAAACCACGGCGGTTACTCCAGAACCTGTAGTTGAAACGCCGGAAGTAGCAGCTAAGACATTCTCGCAAGAGGAACTTGACGCCGCTATTGGTAAACGCCTCGCAAGAGAGCAGCGAAAGTGGGAACGAGAGCGACAGCCTGCGCCAGCAGTGGCAGTGGACTTGCCTCCGCAAGATCAGTTTGAGTCGGTTGATGCTTACGCAGAGGCCAAGGCTTACAAGCTGATTGAGCAGCGGGAACTCCAGAAACAGCAAGCTGAGATTCTTGATGGGTATCACGAGCGTGAAGAAACGGCTAGGTCTAAGTACAGCGACTTTGAACAAGTTGCCTACAACCCCAGCCTCAAGATTACGACCGTGATGGCACAGACGATTCAATCGTCGGACATTGGGCCTGACTTGGTTTATCACCTTGGCTCAAATCCGAAAGAGGCAGATCGTATTTCTCGACTAGCGCCTATTTTGCAGGCTAAAGAGATTGGACGACTTGAGGCTAGATTAGCCGAGAACCCCGTCCAAAAGCGTACTTCTGGTGCGCCTGAACCGATTTCACCAGTTACCGCCCGAGGGGTGGGTTCTGGGTCTTTTGACACAACTGACCCACGGTCTATCAAGACCATGAGTACCAGCCAGTGGATTGAGGCCGACAGAGCGCGACAGGTAAAAGCGTTGCAGGCGCGAAAGTTTTAATTTATTTTCTAAGGAAAAATCGTGGCTAACAGTATTCTTACCATTGACATGATTACTCGGAAGGCTCTTGAGATTCTTGAGAACAACCTGGTAATCACCCGCAACGTGAACCGACAGTACGACGACAGCTTTGCTGTTAGTGGTGCAAAAATCGGCTCTACCCTGCGTATTCGCCTACCTGACCGGGCACTGGTGACTGACGGTGCAGCCCTGCAAGTGCAGGACGATGCCGAGCAAAGCACCACGTTGACGGTTTCTACGCAAAAGCATATTGGCGTAAACTTCACCACCGCTGAGTTGACTTTGTCGTTGGACGACTTTGCAGAGCGGGTTCTCAAGCCCCGTATCTCTCAGTTGGCCTCCAGCATTGACGCTGACGTTGCTAATGCCTACAAAGCCATTTTCAACACTGTTGGAACTCCTGGCACTGCTCCCGCTACCGCTTTGGTTCTGTTGCAAGCGCAGCAGAAACTCAACGAATCGGCTGCTGGTATGGCTCCACGCTACGCTACCGTCAACCCTGCTGCAAACGCTGGCTTGGTCAACGGCCTGTCTGGTTTCTTCAATCCCACCGACACCATCAGCAAGCAGTTTAAGAACGGCATGATGGGTACTGGCGTGTTGGGCTTTGACGAAATCAACATGAGCCAATCCATCAAGGTTCACACCACTGGCTCCCGTGCCGGTACGATTTTGGTTAACGGTGCTGTTAGCACCCAAGGCCAATCGACCATCAGCATCGACGGCCTTACTGGTGCGACTGACACAGTGACTGTTGGTGATGTGTTTACGATTGCAAACGTGTTTGCAGTTAACCCACAAACCCGTGAGTCAACTGGTTCGCTACAGCAATTTGTTGTGACTGCCGCACAAACTGGTGTTAGCAATGCTTTGGCAAACATGGCAATCAGCCCACCGATCTACACCAGCACAAGCGCCTTGGCTACCGTTAACAGCTTCCCCGCTGACAACGCTGCCGTGACCTTTGTTGGTACAGCATCTACTGCCTATCCGCAAAACATGATCTACCACAAGGACGCCATCACGTTTGCTACTGCTGACCTCGTTATGCCCCAGGGCGTTGACATGGCTGCTCGTGCAAACCACAACGGCATCAGTATGCGTGTGGTTCGTGCTTACGATATCAACAACGACCGTATGCCTTGCCGTATTGACGTACTGTACGGTTTCAGCACTATTCGTCCTCAGATGGCTTGCCGTCTGTGGGGTTGATTTAACTCATTTGAAAGGAAATTATCATGGCTCTCCCTAATGGCGCAGGCGGTCAACAACTTGGTGACGGCAACCTACTTGAAGCAGTAATGGGGGTTCAAACCATCCCAGCTACTTTGACTGCCGACACAACTTTGACTGCGGATCAAGTGGCAGTTGGTTTGGTTGTTTGCAAGAAAGCCTCTGATGCTACGTTGACTGTGACGCTGCCCACCGCAGCGTTGCTTGACGCAGCTATCACAAGCGCAAAAGTTGGTTCGTCTTTTGATCTAACTATTTGCAACGACAACAACAGCGGTGCTTCTTCTACTGTTCCGGTCACAACCGGCACAGGCATCACAGTTTTTGGTTCGGTGACTGTGGGTCGTCATGGCGCACACACTTACCGTTTCGTAAAAACTGGCGATGCTGCTTACTCGGCTTTTTTGAAGTAAAGCTATGGCAGTCATTTACTTACGTCACCCCGTGCATGGGACAAAAGTTGCTTGCATGGAAGCAGAGGCCGTTTATGACGAAAAAAACGGCTGGGTGAGGTTTGATGTAGATGCAGAGCCTGTCACGGTGAACGAAATGAAACGTCCCCGTGGCAGGCCCCGAGTTGAGGTTATTGACGCAGGAGCATAGGGTATGACCACATCTGCTGGCGACCAGATAAACGGGGCGTTACGCCTGATTGGGATGTTGGCAGAAGCTGAGACACCTTCAGCCGCTACGTCTGCTGACGCATTGTCGGCGCTCAACCAGATGATTGACTCATGGAACACTGAGCGGTTGTCGGTGTTCACCACGCAAGACCAAGTGTTTACTTGGCCTGTAAGTCAAGCTACACGCACGTTAGGCCCGACAGGTAACTTTGTTGGCAACCGGCCTGTTTTGGTTGACGATGCCACCTACTTCAAAGATACCTCAAACGGTACTTCGTATGGCATCAAGATAATCAACGAGCAGCAGTACAACGGCATTGCTGTCAAGAATACAACCAGCACCTACCCGCAGGTGCTGTACGTCAACATGGGCTACCCCGACATTACGATGACGGTGTACCCTGTGCCTACTGCGCCACTGGAATGGCACATCGTGTCGGTAGAGGAATTGACGCAGCCAGCAGTGCTGGCAACTACGCTGTCATTCCCTCCAGGCTACCTACGGTGTTTTAGGTTTAACTTGGCCTGTGAGATTGCCGCCGAGTTTGGCGTCGAGCCAAGCCCACAGGTGCAACGAATTGCTATGACCTCCAAGCGCAACATCAAGCGCATCAACAACCCTGACGATGTGATGGCGATGCCTTACGGCATAGTTGCCAATCGTCAACGCTACAACATCTACGCTGGGAACTTTTAATTATGACTACCGTTGCCATCTCTGGTCTGCCCGTTGCTACAGTCATCAACGCTGCCGATATTGTTCCGTTTGTCCAGGCTGGTACAACCAAGAGCATCAGCAAGACGCTGCTGTTCACCAGCCCGACAATGGTGACGCCTGTGTTGGGTACGGTAACTTCTGGAAACATCAGTGCTTGTACCAGCACCAGCATGATATTGACCACACCTGTTTTGTCAGGGCCAGCCCTTGGCACAGTAGCCAGCGGCAACATTAGCAATTGTCTTAGCACCAGCATGGTCATGGTGACTCCTGTAATCGGCGCAGCTACAGGCACAAGTCTTAGCACCACTGGCAATCAAGTTATCACCGGAACCGGAAAGCAGGGGTATGCTACAGGTTCAGGTGGAACTATTACTCAAGGAACTAGTAAAGCTACAGGTGTAGCATTAAGTAAGTCTACTGGGCAAATTACATTAGATGGTGCTGCATTAGCCGCATCCACAACGGTAAGTTTTACTTTGACCAACACAGTAATTGAAGCTGGCGACATCCTGATAATGAATCACATCAGTGGCGGCACTGCGGGTTCTTACCTGCTCAATGCTCAGTCTGCGGCTGGTTCAGCAAGCATCAACGTGCGTAACATTTCTTTGGGTTCTTTATCTGAAGCCATTGTTATTGCCTTTGCCGTTATCAAAGCTGTAGCTGCTTAATGAAATCCCCCATCCTTGGCAGCGCCTATGTTGCCCGTAGCGTCAACGCTGCGGATAACAGGATGGTCAACCTGTTCCCAGAAGTTGTTCCAGACGGAGGAGAGACAGGCGGGTTTCTGAACCGAGCGCCTGGGCTTGACTTGCTGGCGACGGTTGGGACAGGGCCAATACGGGGCTTGTGGACGTTTAACGGCATTGGCTATGTGGTTAGTGGCACTGAACTCTATAGCCTCACCACGGCCTATGTAGCCACCTTGCGTGGCACGGTAGCAGGCACTGGCCCGGTTAGCATGAGCGACAACGGCACTCAGTTGTTTATTGCAGCCAACGGGCCGGGTTACATCTACAACAGCAACACCTTAGTTTTTGCTCAGATCACTGACGTTGACTTTGCTGGTGCGCTAATCGTTGGTTACTTGGACGGCTACTTTGTCTTCATCCAGCCAAACAGCCAAGTATTCTGGCTAACGCAACTGCTGGATGGATCGTCAGTTGACCCGCTTGACTTTGCCAGTGCCGAGGGTTCGCCTGATGGCTTGGTCAGCATGATTATTGACCACGGGCAGATTTGGTTGTTTGGCACTAACTCAGTCGAGGTTTGGTACGACTCTGGCGCTGCCGACTTCCCCATGACCCGCATCCAGGGCGCGTTTAATGAGATTGGCTGCGCTGCGGCCTTCTCTGTTGCCAAGCTGGACAACGGCATCTTCTGGCTAGGCGCGGATGCGCGAGGCCAAGGCATCGTCTACCGGGCCAACGGCTACACCGGCACTCGGGTCAGCACCCATGCCATTGAGTTTGCCATTGCCCAGTACGGCGACATTTCTGACGCCATTGCCTACACCTACCAGCAAGAAGGCCATGCTTTCTACGTCCTGACATTCCCAACTGGCAACGCCACTTGGGTCTACGATGTGTCTACCCAGGCGTGGCACGAACGGGCTGGGTTTGACAACGGCCTGTTTATGCGCCATAGGTCAAACTGCCAAATGGCGTTCAACAGCCAAATTGTGCTGGGCGACTACGTTAACGGCAACATCTACGCCTTTGACTTGGATGTGTACGCCGACAACGGCAGCATCCAAAAGTGGCTACGCTCATGGAGGGCGTTGCCGTCAGGCCAAAACAACCTCAAGCGCACGGCCCACCACACCTTGCAGCTTGACGCTGAGACAGGCGTAGGGCTAGGCATTACGCCAGGGTATGACGCAGAAGGCATCCTTACTGAGTTGGCAAACGTCCCACCAGCAGGGCCAAGCTACCAACTGATTGCCGAGTTTGATTGGGAGTATTTGGCAACCGAATCGGGTCTTGAGATCATCACCGAACCATCCTTGGGCCTGCCAGGTGAGAACTTGGTGACTTTTGCCTACACCGGCCCAGACATTGACGGCGCGGATATTGTCACCGAGTCATTCCCAGCCACCCCAGGCTATGACCCGCAAGTCATGCTGCGCTGGAGCGACGATAGCGGTCACACTTGGTCAAGTGAGCATTGGACAAGCATGGGCAAGATTGGCGAGTACGGCTACCGCACGTTCTGGCGGCGGCTTGGTTCGTCCAGAGATCGGGTCTACGAGGTCAGCGGCACTGACCCGGTAAAGATTGCCATCATGGGCGCTGAGTTGGTGCTGAGTCCAACGTCAAGCTAGTATGGCAAACGTCACTCAAATCCCCGCGCCTCGGGTTGCGTTTACCCAAGACGGGCAGATCACGACCCAATGGTTTCGTTGGCTCAACAACATCTACACCATCACCGGCTCTGGCCTTGGAATCACGCCGGTCATCAACGGCGGCACGGGGTTAAGCACGATTCCAACCAACGGCAAACTGTTGATTGGCAATGGCACAGGCTATTCGCTCAACACTTTGACTGCTGGCGCTGGCATCACAGTGACCAACGGCGCCGGGACGATAACCGTGGCCTCCAGTGGGGTAACAAGTTTCAGCGCAGGGACAACGGGGTTCACGCCCAGCAGCCCTACAGGTGGTGCGGTAGTGTTGGCAGGCACATTGGTGATAGCCAACGGCGGCACAGGAGCCACTTCAGCCGCAGCAGCCCGAGCCAACCTAGGTGCAGGGACGGTGACCAGCGTAGGCGGCACTGGCACGGTCAACGGCATTACGCTGACAGGCACGGTCACTACTGCTGGCAATCTGACCCTTGGCGGTACGCTGAGTGGGGTGAGTTTGACTACGCAAGTCAGTGGTATCCTGCCAATAGCCAATGGCGGGACAGGCACTTCCACGGCTGGCGTTAGCGCCACAATCGTGACTGCTAAACTGACCGCACTCGGCGCAGACGGCAGCATGACTTTTACAAACGGTTTGCTTACGGCGCAGACTCCTGCGACTTAGGTTGGGTAACAAGGAGAACGATTATGGGTTGGGGTCAACTATTAGGTGGTGCAGCAGGCTTTTTTCTCGGTGGCCCGTCTGGTGCGCTTGCTGGCGCTGCTCTTGGCGGCGGTCTTGATGAGGCTACAGGCGGTGGGCAAACCGGCGCTGCGCGTGAGGCGGCGCAGATTGCAAATGCTTCTAGCGACCGTGCTTTGGCGTTGCAACAGCGTATGTACGATGAAAGCATTGCTAGGCAGCAACCGTACTATCAAGCAGGCGTCAATGCGCTTCCAGGCTATCTCAAAGGCATAGCCGCAGGAGGCGAGTATGTT